CCACCACCTCATCTGCGGTCACCTCGGCAGCCTTGGCCGCCGCCTCGATGCCTGCCAGTGCCGGCTTGACCAGCTCGGCCGGCAGTGCCTTGGCCTTTTCGATGGCCAGCTGGGCCATGCGGCGCGCGTGCTCGGCACCGGGGTTGCCGCCGAATCCGGGGTCAACGCCCTTGGCCACGCGCTCGGCCTTGCCGGTACGCGGGTTGTCCCAGGTGTAGGTGCCGCCGGCCGGCGGGCGGCTCACGCCCAGACCCATGGCCTCCAGGTCGTCATCGGACAGCTGGATGACGCCACAGCGGCAATTCCAGCCACAGGGCGGGTAGTGGGTTCGCCACCAGTCGTGATTGATCGGCAGCACCGTGCCGTCCCACTCGGCTTGCTCCGGGCGGGTTCGGTGCTCATCGCTTGCGTCATAAAGCAGATACGGGGCAATCTGCGCCTGGCTCTCGATCTGCGCCCACGCGCCAGCGGCATAGGCCTGCTGCATGTTGGTGCGGTAGATGGTCTGCAGCCGCCCCGGGCTGCCCAGCTGGGCCACGATGGTTCGGCCGGTCAGCGGGTCGGTGATGGCCTGCCGCCCCCACCAGCCCTTGGATTGCAGCAGCGGGGTGATTTCGTCTGCCCACTGCTGGTAGGGCTTTCCGGTGGCCATGGCGTCCAGCAGGCTGGCGTGCACGTCCGCCAGCAGGTCGGTGTCCATCATCTTGGCCACCGTGAAGCTCTCGACGTGCTCGGCGCCGATCATGTCGCGCCAGTCGAACGTCCGCCGCAGGCCCTTGGCCGCAAAGAACGCCATGGCCTCCTCGGGCGCCAGCGTGAAGCTGGACGCCATGGGGCCGTCCAGGTAGTCGAGGAAGTCCTGCGCTCGGCTCACGGGCTCACCGCTGCTGGCGGGTCATGCCCAGCAGCCGGGCAAACAGGTTGGCGCGCTGGATTGATTGCTGGGCAGCGCGCGGCGGCGGGGATTCCATCATCTGGACCAGGTGCTGGCGCATGGTCTCGTAATCGCCGCTGGTCTCGGCGTGGTCCAGCAGCTCCTGCACGCGCGGGCCCAGGGTCTGCTCATACCGGCCGGCCAGGTAGGTGGCGGCACTGGCGATGCTCTGCTGGTCGGCACGGTGCCCGGCCTTGAGCGCGGCAAGCGCCCCGACCTCGGCGAACTCCTGCGCCAGCTCATCGATGACCACGCGCGGCTCGATGCCCGAATGGACGGCCTTTTTCTGCCAGCCCTCGCCATAGGTCTGGGTCACGTAGTCCTCGGTCGGCTCGAAGCCCATGGCGTAAACCTTGGTGTCACGCTCGGCCCGGGCGTTCAAATCCTCCGCCTTCTCGGTCTCGCGCCACACGCTTGGCACGCCGGCACCGGGGAAATTCCACTCGGTCAGCCAGGTGGCCACCTGGCGCTTGAAACTGGCGCTCACCAGGTCGGCGTCTGATTTCACCAGGTCCATGCGCACGTCGCCCTGCAGCTCATCATTGCCCAGGCGGCCCGGCGTGCCCTGGGTGCTGGCGGTCTGGCCAACGATGATCTTGGCCAGTGCCGCGTTCATTTCGTCACACATGGCGGAATAGTCGCTGGACCCGCTGCGGGCGGCCTCCAGCAGCTCCACCGTTAGGCCCTCGGGCACCAGCACGGCGGTTTCACTGGAAATGGCTCGCAGGGCGGCCAGCGCCTTCCCCCTGAATGCCGGGTCATCGAGGCGGCCGGCCGGGGCGGTGCCCTTGGCGGTCGGCATGCCGAATTTCTCGAGGAACACCAGCCAGAACTTGATATCAGACCGCTTGAAGAACACCGGCCAATAGCAGTAGTGGGCCAGGCCCAGCCCATACGGACTGTCATCGGTGTCTGCGCCGGTGGCGATGGTCCAGAACTTGCGCGCCGGCATCGGGTCGATGCGGCCCAGCTTCTGCAGGTGCAGGCCGCCGGTGTCGTCATACAGGAAGCGGGCGCGGTCGCGCACCTTCACGTCCTGCAGGGTGATGAACCGGCCATCGGTGCCCCACATGCACTCACCCACGGCGTGGCCGTACCACCGGGCAAACAGCATTTTGTCGGTGATGCGGTCCCACTCCACGTTGGCCAGCTGCTCGCGCAGGAAGTCGGCGGCGGCTTTGTCGCGCGGCGATTCGGTGGCCGGGTCCACGCGCCAGTCCCGGGAGGTGACGGCCAGGCGGCGCTGGGCAAACGCGCTGGCACACTGGTCATCGCGCAGGACCTCCCGGTACACCCGGTAATCCCGCCCCTTGGACTCCAGCACGGTGTCATCGATGGTCAGCAGGTTGGCGAAGCTGGAACCCAGCACCATGGCGGTGTCGGGCTTGGCCAGCTCCTCGGTAATCGGGCGCTTCGGGGTGGTTGCCATGGCTACATGAATCCGCTTGTGTCGGTTCCTCCCGACACTGTGCCCCAACCGGTGCTGGTCTCGGTACTGCGACCGCCACCCGGGGCATCGTTGCCGGCGCGCTGCTGGCCACTGCTGGCGAAGGTGAACCCACGGGCCGCGTGCACGCGCATCCAATCCAGCGCCTGGGTGGTGCTGTCCACCTGGTCGTCATGCACGCCCTTGGTGGGGAACAGGGTCAATTCCAGCTCATAGTCCAGCAGCCAGGCGGCGCGCTCGGGCACGTACACCCGGCCGGCCTCCATCCCCGGGGTGACGCGCAGGGCGCGGGTCACCTTATCGCCAT